GACATTCTTAACCGTGCTAACCTTGGCTTTGAGGTAATGCATGAACGTAATGCTCACAACTTCCCACTCGATCTCGCCAGTGCTGAGACCACTCCTGTGGCATTGGTAGCTCCTACTATTGGATAATTAAATGGCAGCTACTAACGGATACGATCCTAATGACCTTACCTCAGGTCTTGTCAGTCAGTACGTAACTCCTACTGCTGACGCTCCTGCATTCCTCACCGCTTACGGTGAAGCAAATCAAACTCTAACTGAAATGAGTCCTGCTGGTGTTAAGGTGCAAGCTAACACTCTTAGCACCTGGCCGTGATAAATAAGCAACGTCGTACGTTCATTCCCGTTCGGTAAGAACTGCATTGAAATGTCTGCAAAAGACGCATTAATGTCCCGTTCGGGAACGCATGACGCCTACTCATGGAACGGGGGGTAGGTACTTCGGTCCTTAACAATGACTAAAGTCGAATTGGATGCCCGTGTACGGGAGCAGAAAGCTGCTGAAAAGGAGCAGAAGCTGAAGTATCGCGGCGTTGCTTACACACCTAAAACTAAATAATTAAACGGAGTCAGGCACCTCAGAGTCGGACCTGGCTCCTATTGACTGAGGCCGGTTACGACCGACACCCTTAGTCATGACAGTCGGAGAGACGACACAAAAATATGACAACAAAAATTCTAAGCGCTTAGAGAGTACACGTAAACAACTCTCTCTTAAACTATTGTGGCTAACACTACTCAAACTCTGGTAGGCGCCCTTAATAAGGTTAATAACGGCTCCTACGATTCTAAATACGCAACTTATCTGAAACTGTTTTCGGGTGAGATGTTCAAGGCGTATGAAAGCGCCACTATCGCTAAAGGCACTGTGCAGAGCCGTACCCTGAAGAACGGTAAGGCTATGCAGTTCATCTTCACTGGCCGTATGCAGGCTGGTTACCACACCCCTGGCACTCCTATCCTGGGTAGTGGTGATCCCCCGGTGGCAGAGAAGACCATCATCTGCGATGACCTCCTGATCAGCTCGGCTTTCGTGTATGATCTGGATGAAACCCTGGCTCATTATAGCCTGCGTGGTGAGATCGCTAAGAAGATCGGTCACGCTTTGGCTGAGAGCTATGACAAGAAGATCTTCCGTCAGATTGCTAAGGCTGCTCGTGAAGCACATCCCATCACCGCTTCCCCTGGTCCTGAGCCCGGCGGTTCTGTGATCCAACTTGGTACTACCAACGAGTATAATGCTCAAGCCCTGGTAGATGCCTTCTTCGAGGCTGCTTCCATCATGGATGAGAAGAACCTGCCTAAGACTGGTCGTACCGCTGTACTGTCTCCTCGTCAGTATTACGCTCTGATCAGCCAAGTGGATAGCAATATCCTGAACCGTGATTATGGTAACTCTCAGGGTAACCTGACCTCTGGTGAAGGTCTGTATGAGATCGCTGGTATCTCCATCAAGCGTTCCAACAACCTGCCGTTCCTGGCCGGTACTGTTTCTACGGCTCCCGGTGAGAACAACGATTACTCCGGTGATTTCAGCACCCACTGCGGTCTGATCTACCATAAGGATGCTGCTGGTGTTGTGGAAGCTATGGCTCCTTCCGTGCAGACCACCTCTGGTGATGTGTCCGTGATGTATCAAGGTGACCTGATTGTGGGTCGTCTTGCTATGGGTTGCGGCACCCTGAACCCTGCTGCTGCTATTGAGCTGCAGTCTGCTCGTACCTGATAAAAAATAGGGAGGCAATTAAATGGCTATTACTCCTGGAACTTCTAAAGTTGTGAAGCTTCCTGCTACGCAAGTCTTTAGCTCCAGCGGTACCATTGCCTCCTACACTCTGAATCCCTGCTCTCCTCTTGAAGCAGGTCGTCAGGTTGTGGGCAATGGTGTGCTGGATCGTGCAACAACTGGCTCCTCCATTTCTGGAGCAACCGCTACGTAATCAAACCTAGGTTAAACAATGTCTATCACTCTTAACGGAAATCTCGGTGCTGTGTATCAGCCCGACATCATGCAAGTGGCTAACATTGTTGACGCTAATCAAGTCGTTAACAATAGCACCACTCTTGTTGATATTCCTCAACTGGAAATCAATGTGGATGCATATGAGCGTGTTCTGTTCCGCTTCAATGTGTTCTTCAATACTGCTGCTGCTGCAGACTTCAAGTATCAGGTTGCTATCCCTGGTTCGCCTACCCTGTATCGTCAACTGACTGAGGGTCTGGCTCCTGATGATACTGCTTATGATCTGGCTGTTGCTACCTCTTCTGCTGCTGTGTCCCTGACTGGTGCTGCTAATGCCAATGGCTATGTGCGCATCACTGGTGTGCTGCAGAACGGTGCTAACGCTGGTCAACTGAAGCTGCAATTCGCTCAGGCTACTGGCGATGCTAGCGATACTACTGTTTATGCTGGTTCCTTCCTTGAGTATCGGAGGTTCTGATCATGGCTAATATCGCTCAAGCTGCTGGTGGTAATGGTGTTAGCGGCACTGGTGCTCCTGGTGCTGTGACTGGCGCTTACGGTTCTACCTATCCTGATAATGGTGACCTGGCTGTGGCTGGCTCTAATGCTGTCCGTCGTTCGGTCTCCAAGACTGGTGGTGCTGTGTCTAAAGTGCTGTCCATTACTTCTGGTTTCCGTACCGCTTATGCTGGTGTGGAACTCGATAGCCCGGCTCTGGATGCTACTCGCACTGGTGCTTAATTAACTTTACGGGGATCCTTCGGGATCCCTTTTTTTATTCCTTCAATAACATCACTGTTATGCCGTTAACCAATAACGCTCAAGCTACACTCCAAGCTGTTAATGAAATCCTATCGTCTATTGGTCAGGCGCCTGTAACCACCATCGAGGCTCAGACCATCACTTATGAAGATGGAACAACTGTCGAGGCTGTAATCAACCCGGAAGTTGCAATTGCATACGAGACACTTCTGCAAGTCTCAAAAGAGGTACAAGCTGAAGGTTGGACATTCAATCGAGAGTTTGAATATCCTATGACTCCCACCAGTAATGGCTATCTATCCTTGAATAATACTATGTTGCAGTTAGATCTAAGTAATGTCTTAGATAATGCTAACTACGATACGGTTGTTCGTGATGGCCGTTTGTATGATAAGATTAACCATACAGATGTATGGGATACTAGTAAAACATATAAAGTAGATGTATTGTGGTATCGGGATTTCCCCGATCTTCCCCAAGTATTTCGTGACTATATCACTGCACGAGCTGCTACACGTTGTGCTATTCGTCTTGTTGCTGATGTTAATCTAACTCAATCGTTGGCGTCTTTTGAGACGTGGCGTAGGGCTAACTGCCTGGAGTATGAATGCAGCCAAGGTGATTACACTATGTTTGGATTTAGACGGGGTGAAGGTTTCTACAATAGCTATCAACCATTCAAGGCTCTTGCACGATGACAGCAGTATCTCAACGAATCCCTACTTACACTGGTGGTGTATCACAACAAGCCGATGAGAAGATGGCTTTAGGGCAAGTAAAGGAAGCTTTGAATTGCTACCCTGATGTTACCTTAGGAATGATTAAAAGACCTGGTGGTAGGTTCAACGGTCAGCTTAATGGACTAACTGCTAATACAGCTAACACTCAAGCATGGTTTAGTATCTTTAGGGATAACGATGAGAAGTATCTATCTACTATCTCAGCTAGTGGAGTACCTAGGGTATGGAACCTAGAGACAGGTAATGAGGCTACGATTAATTACCCAGCTGGTAAAGAGACAGCGATTAAATCTTATCTGACTGCTGCTGATTCACGTAACATTAAAACCCTCACCATCAACGACTTCACGTATATCGTTAATAGTGAGAAGACTGTAACAGCTAAGGCTGCACCTTCTTTCACACCTAAACTACAGGCTACTATTGTTGTCAACTTAGTTGAGTACGATACAACCTACAGTGTTACTATTGGTGGTGGTGCTCCATTTACGTATCTTTCAGGACCTGTTCCAGCACAGGCTAATCCTGGTGACCCTATCACACCAATCAAGTTGTCTGATGTTACTAACGGTATTAGTGCTGCTATCACTAGTGGGTATGCTACTAAAACTGTTATTGATAACACCATCTACCTAACTTTCAGTACTAGCACTACTGTCTCAGCTTCAGCCGGTATTGATGGTAAGGCTCTTAGATTCTTCCAAGATGAAGTAGATACATTTGCACGTCTACCTGAACAAGGTAAGCACAATCAAGTTATTAAAGTAACCAACACTACTGCAGATAAAGATGACTATTATTTGAAGTTTGTAGCAGAGGATGGTAGTAGTGGTAAGGGTTATTGGGAGGAAACTGTATCCCCTTCTGTTAGTCCTGGTATTAACGAGCAAACAATGCCCGTTGCTTTGATTCGTGATACAACATCTCCACTTGTCTTTACCGCTACGTTCCTTGATGGTTCTGTAACCGTCAACTCTCTCCCTCTTCAATGGGAACCACGATTAGTTGGTGATGATGACTCTAACTCTCACCCAACCTTTGTAGATAACACTATCCAAGATATATTCCTATTTCAGAATCGACTAGGATTCCTGACTGAAGATAACGTATCTATGTCTCAGGCTGGTGACTACTATAACTTCTACCATAAATCTGCTACAGTACTAGGTGTTGCTGATCCTATTGACCTAAGCTGTGCTAGTATTAAACCAGCTGTTATCCGATCAGTTACACCAATCACTCAAGGTTTGCTCCTGTTTAGTGACAGTCAACAGTTCCTTATGGAGTCTGAGAATGGACCGTGGACTGCTACTGATGTAACAATTAGAACTATTGCTAATTACGAATGTGATAGGTACCTTAAGCCTGTTGATCTAGGTTCTACGGTACTCTATACAAGTAGGAACCAAAGTTGGACACGAGCATTCGAGATCTTTACAAGGGGTCAAAGAGAGAATCCTTCTGTCAATGAATCCAGTAAACTTGTACCTGAGTGGATTCCACGTACTATTACCCATACAACTGGTAGTCCACAGAATGGTCTTTGGATTGGTTCAGGTAATACATCCAAAACCATGTACCTGTTTAGGTTCTTTGAACAGGGTGATGAGAGGGCGTTATCCTCTTGGGTTAAATGGGTACTTCCAGCTAATGTAATCCATACAGATATTCAGAATGATATCCTGTATGTGTTGTGTAGTGATTCTACTGGGTATAGTGTACTTGAACATAACCTTGTGTTGTCACCTACTACTGGTGGTCTTATCAATAGTCTAGGTAATACTGTAGATCCTCACATTGATTTTTGGAGTGAGGTAACAGATGCCACTATTGTTAACCCTACCCCACCTACTGCACCCACGTATGATCAGGATACTAGGCTAACAAAAGTCTACTTACCTACTTACTTTGATACCACTAAAACCATTAGGTTTGTAGTAGGTCTACAGAAGACTGGTAGTCCAGGTACTGAATCAGGTTACACCAATGTGGTAACCGTAGAGACTGATGGTGGTGGTGATTACTTCACTATCCCTGGGAATGCTTCTAATAAATACATCTATGTAGGGTATGAGTATAACATGGAGATCACTCTTCCTAGATACTACTACTCACTGGGTGAAGCTGGAGTTGACTTCACAGCGGTCACTACAACCTCCCGTATGGCCTTCTACACAGGTT